CCCCGCACCCCCTGCTGCGCCCCCGGCCCAGCCCCCGGCTCAACCGGCTGCACCAACGCAACTCCCTCCGCCGCCAACAAGCTACCCGCCCGGCGTGCCTCCGGTAGATCGGTGGCCTGACGCAAACCTCAAAGCTACGCTGGATGCACAAAATGCCAAGCCTGAGGAACAGCGCAATCAACCACTTGTTTCGGCCATCCAAAACGAAATGGCACGTCGGCAAGGTACGCCTATACCTCAACCCCCTGAGGAGCCCCCTGCCCCTGATGTCAGTGGGCCTGAATTCGACGCCCTTGTGGAGAAGTACCGCAAGCAAGGCATGATGCGTGATGATGCCGAGCGTGTTGCTCGGATGCAACTTACTGAACAGAAACCAAGTGAGACAACCCCACCGATTGCGCAAGGAGCGACAGATGTTGGAGAAGCTGTCCCCCAACCAGATGGAGCTGGCGTTCAAGTGGCTGGAAAGCCCGATACAGTGCCCCCCACCCCCGGAGCTGGAGTCCCTGTCACAGATGGAATGGTTCCTGCTGGACAGAATGTTGCAGCAGCTCCTCAAAGAGAAGGAGAGCCAGCGGGTGCAGTAGCGGCGGAAACTGGAGCCCCACCTGCTATTACTCCAATTGGCCGACTAGCGCCCCCACCCCCCTCTGAGGGGGCCCCCGTAGTTACGCCCGTCAAACCCGCAACCAAGCGTGGCCGCAAGCCAATGACCCAAGAGCAGAAGGCTGCACGGGAAGAAGACCGCAAGCAAGATCGTGCCGAGCGCAACCGCCACAAGCGAGCCGTAGATAAGGCTGAGGCTCAGCTCAAAAAAGTGGCAGAGTCGCTGGAAACCGAAGGCGGTACTTCTGCCGAGAAAATGGAGACGGTGCTCAACGCTGTTGCTGAGCTTGCTCGTGTGTCCAAAGAAGCTGGATCGAAACCCGAAGGTAAGCGTGCTCGTCAGGTTTTGAAAGACGCCAACATTGGCCAAGACGAAATTGACAGGGCCACATCCAAGCTGCGCTCTACACGAACCATAACTGAAGAAGATATAAGCGAAGCGCAAACTGCGCCTCCTGAAGACAAGCCAAACGAGGCGTTCAGTAAGGCAACCAACGCTGCGCAGGCGCTTGGAGTTATCGCCAAGACTGGTAACTTGTTCCAAGTGACGCTGGCCAACCGTCTGCGTGCGTTTGTGGCCGGGGTTAAGTTTGTAGTTATTGAAGCAGGTCAAGAACTGCCTGAAGGACTGCAAAGCAAGAAGATGCAGGAGAGCTGGGAGAAGGCTCGGGGCATGTTTGTGTTCCGGCCAGCCACTGGCGAGCGAGTCGTCTACGTGCGTGGTGCCAGCTTCGGTGAGGACAACGGCATCAACAACACTATTGTGCTGCACGAAATGCTGCACGCTGCCTTGAACCAGAAACTGAATCTGGCGCTTGAGGCAATCAAGGGCAACTACTCTCTCAACTCGCCTCTGGTGCGTGAATATAACGAGTTGATTCGTATCATGAACAGCGCCGGGAAGCGCTGGAACGAACTTGCTCGGGAGGGCAAACTGCCCCCACGTATTGCTGGAATGGCTCGGTCGGCCAACATCTTTGGCGACCCCCGTGAGTTTGTGGCTTACGGCATGTCGGATCCCGAATTCCAAGAGTTCTTGCGCTCGGCTCGTGGTGAAGAGGCCGAAACTTCTTACTTCAACCGGTTCGTCAACAATATCCGCAAGTTCTTCGGCATGGACGAGGATGACGTCAACGCCTTGAGCGATCTGGTGGTTGTCACCGACAAACTGCTGTCTTCCCGCAAAACTGCTGAGATGCGGATTGTGGAGCGTGGCCAAAAACGTGAGGCGCAGATGCGCCAAGCCAACCGAGAAGAAGCCTCCAATGCCGCCAAGAAAAACGGTAAGAAGATCTCCGCCACCGAGCGCAAAATTCAACGCTCCGATGAGTTCCAAGACATTGTGGACGGCATGGACGATCTGACCAAGCTGCGTGACCCCAACGTATTCTTGGACGTGATGAGTGCGGGTTGGAAGTCTCTCAACATCAAAAAGCTTGAAGCTATCCTGCCCGCTATACCGACCAACGTACTGGCTGAATGGGGCGAGCGCCTCGGCATCAACCACATGAAGAGCGCCTATCAAATGACGCAGGACATGGATGCCATGCGCATGAAGATGTTGTCGGCTGCATCCGATATTGCCAAGGACTGGAGCGCCCTGCAACAAGGCGTCATCAAACGTGGTGTTAGCCGACTGCGTGGAATGAAGAAGTCCGATGAGCTGCGTGCTCTGGCCAACGCCATGCACTATGCCACCGACAAGAGGGTGGACCCCACCAAGACTCGGTCTGACCCGGTCATGAACAAAATGTGGGATGCCCTGTCGCCTAAGGCGCAGGAAATCTTTGTGCGCACCCGTGACCACTACCGTGCCATGTACGACCTGTATCGTGCGTTGCTGGAAGATCGCCTCAAACTGCTGAAGGTGCCGGGCAAAGACAACGACCCCAACACCCCTCGTGGCCACCTGATGGCGGAGATCAAAAAGATTTATGAGGCCGGACTCAAGTTTGAACCCTACTTCCCATTGATGCGCTACGGCGATTACTGGCTGCGTGTTGGTCAGGGTAAGAGCGGTGAGTTCTACATGTTTGAGAACCCCATGCAACGGGAACTTTTCCTCAAGCAACGCATTCGCAAACTTCAAGCAGAGGGCGATACCCGCACCGAGAAGGAAATGCGTGCGGATGAGTTCATTGAGTCTGGCAACAGCCTGCGTGGCCTGCGTGAAAAATCAGCGGAAACATCTACCCTGCTCAAGAACGTGCTCAATGCGATCGGCAGCGCTCAGTACGGGTTGACGGCCGAAGAGGTTGAAGACCTCAAAGATCAGGTGTATCAGTTGTACCTGACCACAATGCCTGATGACAGCTTCCGTGCGCAGTTCATCCATCGTAAGGGCAAAGCTGGTTTCTCAGGCGACGCGCTGCGCAACTTTGCTACCTCCTCCGTGAATATGGCTAATCAGCTGTCTCGGATCAAGTACGGCCCCCGCATGCTGATGGAAGTAGACATGGCAAAGGAAAGCCTTAAAGGTAACCCCGACGCCGAGAAGCTTCGGATGCTTGTGGATGAAATGGGCATCCGTGCCGGTATGCAAGCCAACCCGCCCCTCTATAACCCTCTGGCTCGTGGGGTAGCAAACTTCGCCAACAAGTCTGCCTTCTTGTATTTGATGACCTCGGTGAAGACTGCGCTGGTGCAGTTTGCTTCACTGCCGGTGTTTGGCACACCTGTCCTCTTATCCCGTCACGACCCGGCCAAGGTGGTCAAGGAAATGGGTCGGTTCATGTTGGTGTTTAACAGCGTGGGTGTGGTCGACAAGGACAAAGATGGCATCCTCCAGTGGCGTGTGGGCGACATCAGCTTGGGCAACTCTCGCCGAGTGGCTCTGGACCCCGAGGAGCAGCGTGCATTTGAAGAGATGCAAGAGCGTGGCATTGCTGAAGTAACCATGACCTACGACCTGATGGATCGCAGGGCTACGCCTTCGGCCAAGTATGTGGGTGCGTTCAACACCGCAACCAATGCCATGGGTGCACTCTTCCACCACGTAGAGCGTTTGAACCGAGAGATCATGTTCATGACCTCGTTCCGTTTGAGCATGCAAGAAGGCATGACGTTTGACGAAGCCATCGACCAAGCCGTTGCGGACACCTATGACGCTCTGGGCAACTTCAGCGAAGCCAACCGCCCCCGTGTCATGCGTGGCCCGGTGGGTAAAACACTGCTCCAGTTTAAGACGTTCCCGGCGTTTGTGACTACTTACCTTGTGCGTAACTTCTACCGCATGATCAAGCCGATGGACAAGCAAGATCGCAAGGAAGCAGTCATTCAGTTTTTTGGCACAGTTGGCATGTCCACGGCACTCGCTGGCTATGTCGGTATCCCCGGTGCGGCGTTCATGATGGGTGTGCTGGAAGGGCTGATCTCTGCGTTCCGTGATGACGAGGACGAAGACCCGTTGGAGAAAAAAGACCTTGAGCTTTGGCTCCGTCGAGTGTTCATACGTGAGGTGTTTGGGGAGACCAAAGTTGGTGACGTACCCTTAAGCGAAGTGCTCGACTCGGGAATGATCGACACCATGACGGGGCTCAAAATCTCCGACAGTATGTCCATGAACAACATGTGGTTCCCTGAGCTCAAGGAACAAGCCACTGCGCAAGCTGCTGTTTCGGACTACCTGCTCGGCATGTTGGGCCCTGCGGCCAGCATATTTACCAAACGCCTGCCCGGTGCTATCGACGACTTCTCCAATGGGCGCATCCTGCAAGGCTTTGAAAAGGCCCTGCCTGCCCTGTTCAGCAACCCGATCAAAGCGTATCGGTTCTCCAAAGAAGGCGCACTCACTCAAACCGGCGCAGAAATCAAAGGTGCTGACGAGTTCACCGCAGGACAGATTGCGGCGCAGGCTTTGGGTTTCCGCACCAAGGGGTTGGCCGAGAAGCAAGAGGACAACTTCAAGGTTGAAGCCATCCGTGTCAAGGTCTTGCAAGAGAAGCAAAAGCTCACCAACCGCCTCGATCGTGAATTGGAGCTGGGCTCAGACGAGGGCTTCCAAAAGGCACTCGACGAGCTGGTGAAGTACGGCTGGCGTTACCCGTCCATGGCCATGAAAGCCGACGAAATCCAGAAACTGTTTGAGCGTCGGGCTAAGGCTCGGGGCATGTCTGATCGTGGGTTCCGTGTCGACAAGAAACTCTACCCGCATCTGGCCGAGTTGCTCGAAGCCTCCACTGAAACTCTTGAGCGTGAAGCCAAGAAGGACTGAAAAAAACCCCGGCGCTAGGCCGGGGTAACAGGGAGGAATGAGCAAACAATCCCGAGGAGAAAGCTGGCAACTGCTTACCAGCAACTCAAGTATAGGCTACACCCGCCACACTCGCAAGCCTTGTACCCCCTCTTCAATCACGACTTTGGTGACAGTCTTGAATCCAAGGCGGCGTGTGACTCGGCTGATTTCGGCTTTCGCCATTCTTGGGTTAACGCAGGGTACAAAAAAGCTGTACCCCCGCTTGAAGTTCTTCCAGTTAATCCCGTACGTCACCGTCTCGATCTTCATTTTCTTGGGCTCCGATCTGCAAATACTCAGATGCAGAGGTGTCAAAACGTAACACACGAACCGCAGGGGAAGTGACCTTCATGCCCTTGGACATACGCTTGTTCATGGCTTCCTTGAATACGCCGATCTTGCCCAGCTCGGTCAGAGTAGACCGGTAGTTGATTTGAGTCTCGACGCAAAAGTCTTTGAACGCCTTGGCCGATATGAACAGTTGCTTGGTGTCCGGCTCAAAGCGAATCAGCAGTTCACCCTTGGGCTCCATCGACGGTAAGGGTGCCAGCGCCGAGTTGCTCGCTATGTCGTTGACCACCAGCGCATTGTTGATGCGGGAGTTGATGAATTCACCCACGATGGTGATTGGGTTTGCTTGCGGAGGCTTAACCTCTTGACGCATCTCGTTGAGCATCACTTTGACCCACTCGTAGATGGCGGGCATATCGTAGTCGTGCAAGCCGAGGCTTTTGGCAATCAGACCCCCTGCAATGTTGCACGCCACCACACCTGACCAGAAGCGCTCCCGTGCGGTGAATTGGACTTCTTTGTCGATGCGGGCTTGGATCTTCCGCAGTAGGCTCACGGCGTCCTCTTTGTTGGCCACCAACCACGTAGCGTAGATTTCCATGGCGTGCCCGTAGTTCTCCCGCAGTTGGTGATCAAACATCTGCTTGCCCACCTCGGCAGAGATCAGCTCGGACGGCTCTATTTTGTACTCCAATAAACGCATGGCTTCGCCGTCAGGACTGCTCTTGGCCACACCGAGCTTCTCGTAAAAGCTGGCGTTGGCTGAACATAGGGTAATCCCTTGCCACTTGGTGTTGTTGATGCGCAGCTCATTGGTCTGCCCCTTCATCTTGTTTTTGCCTCGGCCTTGACTGATGCTGTAAGCCAGATCAGAGAACTCCATGCCACTGAGGTTGGTGATCTCGTCGATGGTGTTGGCCAAATTGTTCATAACGCCCAGTTGGTGAATCTTGGCGTTGAACGTATCCTTATACATGGAGGTCAGGTCTTTGGGCATTCCAGAGACGCTGTTACACATAAACAAGGCGGTCGATTTGCCTGAGCCCGATGACGGGTGAATCAGGTTGATGATGGCCCCTTCCAGCCCTGTAAATTTAAGTAAAGGCGACCCAAAAGCCGTCAGTGCGGCAAACGCTTGTGGCTCAAGACCCTTTTGAGCGTACAGATTGAACACCTCTTTCCATTTCTCAAAGGTGCCCTTGATTTGTAGCTTTGCGGCTACATCCTGTGTCGTGGTCGATGGAGGGCTGTAGAACGTACCATCAACTGTTATTTCTCGGTCGCCGAGGATGAACTTGCTATCCCCATCAACCCAACCAAATTGAGTTCTCATCATTTCTGCTCTCTTTGTGTACTGTAGGTTTTTCACTGACGACACCACAAACGTGGACAGGTTGTCGTACTGTGCCTTGAATGTCACCACTCCATGCTGAGCCAACGCCTTGCGCAACTCATCTTTGGAGCAGATAGTGGACGCCGACATGGTGAACTCCCTCACCCCATCGTGCGGTAGGTGCAAGCGGAACAGGGCCACTTCACCAATCTCCGGGTCTTTCATGCGCTTGAGGGCGTAGAAGTCGTGCTCATACACCAGCGCAGGTGACTCTTCTGAGTTCTCTTTGTCCGGTCGGCGGTATATGCCCCCCTTCTTGCCCCGGAAGTACGGGAACGGAAACTCCGGAATTTGGTATGTGGTGGCTTCGCCCTCTTCTTCAACCACAAACTCGTTATCCTCGGGGTCGGCTTCGGCTATCTCAATACCCAGAACGATCGGTGACTTGATTTTTCCCCTGTGCTGGCATCCGTCGCACCCGCCGGGGTTGCGCTCTTCAAACGTGGTGCAGTGATGTGGGCCCCCACGCTTGCGGATGTTTCGCAGTTTTGTTTCTACTTCTTCTGCGTCGTACTCTGGATGTTGGTTTGACATTTTGTGTGCGGCTTCGTCGCCATCCACACAGAACGCCGTGATTGACAGAGCGGATACCCAAAGCGGTTCATCAATTTCTTGCTGACTCGCAAAGCAGTAGTTCAGTTGCGCACAACCGTTCTCTGCCTTCATCATGATGGTCTTGAACCGTTTGACCTTGTTGTCCATGAGCGCTTGCATCATCGGGCTCATAGATGAGGGTACAAAATCTGGCGTTTCGTCTGGCTCGGGTTCGGGGTTTCCGAGTAGATTCAGCCATTCTTCATACCCCAACTCGGGCGTAGAATTGTTCCAGACCCCCACTGGTTTTGGGTTATCTTTGTCTTTGAAATTTGCCGACCCCAACGGGCGCAACACCCGAGAGGCTTCAAAGACTTTGTCATCAACAATGAGCTTGTGCTCTTTGCAGAGTTGCTTCAGCCGTTTGGCCAGCGGGTTCCACTCTTGCCGTGACAAAGTACGGTCGATCAGCCAATAAGCGTGAATGCCATTGCCTGAGTTGATGAGGATTGGTTTGGGCAATCCTACTGTTTTACAGAACTGCTGAAGCTCAGCGAGCCCTGTCTGCTGGTCTAAGTACCCTTCAATTTTGCCCTTGGAGTTAGGCACGCCCTTTGTGGGGCCGCAATCAATGTCCATCCAGAGCGACCTGAAATACAGGGCGTTCTCGTGTGTGCGCTCATCCAGTACACCGAACTTGGCACAACCAAAATAGGCATCGATTTTTGCGTCAACGAATTCTTGAATGATCTCGTCGGCTTGCTCTCTTGTCTCCGCAAAGCGCTGATCTGGGTATCGACCTATACCGATGATGCAGTACCTGCCCTCCGTTGGGAGAACGGTATCAAGAAGGTCGAATGACATGACTTACTTTTTCTTGAGGCTGGCGATATACCGTTCGATGCGTGAGTGAATGGAAGGGTCGGGGACAGAGTCCCCTTTGAACCAATCGTAGATCGCTTGGCGACTGAGCCCGAAGTACCCAGCCACCTCACGAACGCTGACACCCTTATGGATACACACACGACCGAGGGCTACACCGAGAGATTTGATGTTGGCCTGTTTGTTGGCTTGCATCAAACCAATGCTGTAACCAATGGGCATGATTAGTCCTCGTCAGTCCATGCCTTGACCACTGAGTCCAAGTCTTTCTTGGTCACAGTCGGCGCTTCGGCTTTTGTTTTGCTCTCACGCTTGGTGGGAGCGGCTACTTCTTCAGCGGCAGCTTTTGGTGCTTCCAGCTTAGGCGCACGTCCAGACACATCCGCTTGGTACGGAGTCATGATGATCATCTTCTGCACCTCGGGTTTGGAGCCCAGCTTGCCGGTCACTTCAAACTCTTGCTTGTTGATAAAGCGCACGGGGGTGAACAACACAGACTGGTTGTCGTTGTCCTCGTTGAAGCTGATCTGTGTCACGACGTAGTCGAGCGACTTGCCGTTGTTGGCCAGATACTTGGTGTAGCTCTCGAAGGGGTGGGTGTTGTCACCAACCGAATCACCGAACAGCGACTTGGAAGCCAAGTTCATCTGGTACACACGACCTTCCAGAGAAGTACCGAAGTCTTCTTCCAGAGTCATGGCAATGCGGCGGCTGTAACGGCACGCCTTGGAGTTGCCCATGCCCGAACCTTTGATGTTCTGCTGGCACTCGTCGCAACGACTGGCTTGGGGGTTAGCCGAACCAGCGTCAGGGGATTGACCATCGTTCGAGAAGCAGTCAGGTGCGGTCGGCTCGGCTTCGGGAGTCCACTGCTTGGCGTAGAAAATACGGCCAACTTTGGGTGAAGCGTTGACGATGATGGCATTGATAGTGCCCTTCACCTTGCCCATTTCCTCGCCACCGACAACCTTGCGGAAGATGCCGTTCTTGGGCACGATACGGGGAGTACCTGCGGCTTTGCCAGCCAGTTGTTTGGTCAGGTCACTGACACCTGCGGTTTGCAGAAAGTCAGGCAGGTTTGCGTCGATCACAGTGAGATTACTCATTTCAATTTCCTTTTGAACGTCTAACAACCACGGTATAAGAGCGCTCCACATTGAGGCCAATGGGAAGCAAGTCTGGATTCTCAGAGAGAAACTCCTTCATGTTTGTCTGATGAAGTCTCTTCTCCAACAGGCCGAATGCATGGTGTTCAGCGATGAACTTGTGCATCGAATCCCAATCGTTCGTCCAATACCGTGCTTTAAGAGAACGGACGATTGTGCCGTGTGGGGTGCGAACGCTGTCGGCGTTCATGTCTTTGCATATCTCAAGCAGCTTCTGTTCAACCACATCCATCTGTTCTTCGATGGTGGCGAGTTGTTGCTTGTACTTGTCGGTCAGTGCGTCTTTGGCATCGCGCATGGCGATGTAGACTTTGGTGAGTTGGTCAAGGTCTGGGGTGAAGGTAGAGGGTTCTTTGCCCTGAACCTCATCGTTCATTTCGCTCATTCTCTGCTCCTGTTTTTGGTTAGTATATCACATTACTTGACATTGTCAAGCAATTTCTTCTTCAGCCGCTAAAATTTCTTGGCGGTATAGATCAATGATCTCGTTGTGGTTGCGAATGTTGTTGCGCAACAGGGCGTACATCCGTGCTTCGACCGGACTTCCCTTGACATGTACAACAGTCATCGGGTTCACTTGTCCGGGTCGGTCGATTCGGGCGTTGGCCTGAAGGTAGGTTTCAACGCTGGTACATGGAGCGTACCAGATGATTGTGTCGGCGGCAGTTAGGGTAAGTCCGTGGGAGGCGGCTTGCGGCTGGATGATGAGCACCTTGGGATCGGTGGAGGTTTGAAACAACTGCACGATTTCCGCACGTTTGTTGACATTCACATCACCATTGATGACCTCGCATGACACACCGTTTTTGGTTAAATGTCTGCGCACCATTTCAATTGAGTGGGAGAACGGCACGAAGATCAGCACCTTGTTGCTACATTCATCCACAACTTCTTGCACCACATTTAGTCGCTCGCTGGCGTCGAAGTCGATGACCTCACCTGTATCTGTGTATACGGAACCACAAGCGATCTGCAGTAACTTACTCACCTTCACGGCGGCATTGACGGCAGAAATGTCTTCACCTGCGGCTTCGATCAGCATCTGCTTGGCCAACGTCTTGTAGTATTTGCGTTGCTGGGCAGTCATGGGTGCGTCTCTGTCCATAAATGTCACCGACGGCAAGTCGAGGCAATCTTTCTTCTCGAACCGAATTGCTGGCTGAAGCACATTGCGCACGATGGCCTTGGCTTCGGGCCGAGGAACCCACCGATAGTCGGTGATTTTGATCATCACTTGATCTCGGAACTGCCCAAAGAACGGAGCAACTCCCTTGGGGTTGATCAACTTTGCCAATCCGTAAGCATCCACAGGCGACTGAGCGGCTGGTGTACCTGTGAGCATCCACAGCCCTTTGACACTTCGACACACTTCTCGCATGTCTTTCCAACGCACAGTGCGGGGGTTCTTGTAGGCTGAGGCTTCATCGATCACGATCAGGTCAAACCCGCCCCTGATGATCTCGTTCTTGAGAATGCTCACGCCGTCAAAATTGACGATGACGAACTCGGCGCCCGCGTTGAGAATCTCTTTACGCTTCTTAGCAGAGCCATAAGCGACAGACACTGTACGGTGAAGCGCAAACTTGAACAAGTCGGCTTGCCACGCAGACTTCATGATGGACAGGGGGCACACAACCAGCACCCGCTTGACCACGCCAAGGTTCATCAAATAGTCCACGGCCCAAATCACTGATGCAGTTTTGCCAGTGCCTTGCTCGTTGAAGCAAAACGCCTTGCGGTTACTAATCAAAAACTCTGCTGTTGACTTCTGATGTTCGAACGGTTGGAACCCCGGAGGCCGGGGCCACTGATATTCTGATAGGTTCACTTCTTTTTTCTTTCCTTGGTGCTGACTTCGGACACTACTTTGTGGTTAGAGCCACGCTTGAACGAACGATTGGCCGATGGGCTTTGCAGTTTCGTTCCGTTTTTGTTTGACCCACCCTTAGATAGAGCTTTGATGTGTGCAACATCTTTTCCTTCACGGACATCAGCACGGCCATCTTTGTCTCGGTCGGGGTTCTTTTTGTCGATTGCTTCTCGTGCTCGCTGGCGTTCAAGACGCTCATCTGCTTCTCCTCTGGCGATCTGTTGTTGATATTCTTTTTTGTACGGACGGGGTTTGTTAACGTATGGCATGATCAAGTTCCTTTGAAAGTTCGCCTTCGGACGTTGTCAGGCTGTCTACCGACAATCCAAACTGATTCATGGTTTCGGGGCCACTGACCCACAGCGGTTGCCGACCATCCTTCTCTATGCCTCTGAGCATTTGCCCAACTTTGATGCTGACTTCCATCAGCATATCGTGCTTGTTCTTTGCCATTTCTTGTTTGATGGCCTCGGCTACTGCCTCACGGATAATGTCGGACGCCACTTCACGCACTCGGCGCTTCAGTTCGCCTTCAAGAATCAGGGCTGTATCGGTCTCTTGGTTTGTCATGCTCATTTGTTTCTCCTTCAGGCTCTGTTGTATTCGCACTGCTTGACCGGACAGAACCGGCACAGTGCGCTTTCTTTGGGGTTCCAGACTCCATTTTCCAACGCCGCTTCGATTCGTGCAACATCTCGGCGGGGGCCTTCGATGTACTTGGGAATCATCTCGGCATGGTGCTCGGCTTTGACAAACTCCTTGCTGACCACAAAGATCAGGGCAGACTTCACCCGCTTGATTTTGGGGAAGTGTGCAAAGATGCCAAGGGCAACCAAGTCCAACTGTTTGGTGTCGGCGTACCGTGCGCTCTTGCTGGTCTTGTAGTCGGCAGAATAAGCCAGTCCGATTTCCTCGTTGACCACAAGCAAGTCGGCAATCCCCCGCCACCAGCGGTCAGGGTCGTTGAATCCGCAGGGGGTCAAGTCTTCTTTCAACCCCATTTCGTACTCGCAGTACCTCGTGCCGGGAATGGCTTTCAGCGTATCCAGTACAGGTTGCATGTAAGAGAATGCTGGAGGGATTTCCACACTGTCTCGAATGTATTCCTCGGCAACAGTGTGCGCCGACTTGCCGTAGATCGTGGCCTGAGTGTCACCCTCCACCACATCCTTGGCGACCTTGGTGTGGTAATACTTCTTCGGGCACTGCTGGAAGGTCTTCAGACTGCTGAACGACCATGTGACTTTAGGCACGTTTGCTTTCCTTTGCGTGTCTGACAGCGTTCAGCGCCATCTTTACTTCCACCGCCGCATTTATCAGCAGGGTCTCCCCCACTTCCAAATCACCTTCGATCAGGGCGTTGTACCCATCCCGCAGGTTACGCTCGGCCATCATCAGGGGGTGCGCGTAATCAATCAGTTCAACATGCTCCATAGCTATCTCCATATCCAGCTTCACAGTTCAGGGGTAGTTCGGGGGCCCACTCGGGCCGCAACCGCATGCACAATTCAACGTACTCTTTAGCACGCTCGGCCTCCGCCTCTGGCACGATACAACCGATGGCGTCATGCACAGTCATCACGACTCGGTACTTCTTTGCCACCATCAGCATCTGCATGCCGATGACGATTCGGGCCAGCGCTTGGCACACGTTTTCGATAACTTTACCACCATAAATGCGGTTGGCAACCATCTGTTTGCCCCTGCGTGCGTCATAAACGTACTCGGTTTTGAGGCGTCCGTTCTGCTCGGTCTCGGTAAACCGCAGATTAGGATATTTGATGTACAGGCCATTGGGCAGTCGGATGCCCTTGCGCCCCTCAACCTTCAAGATGCCGTTGCGTCCAAACTCGGCGTACTGGTCGCCAATGATTGCACCTAAGATGGAATGTGATTCTTGCCAGAGCTGTGGGATGGCTGGGTACGTCTGCCGATAGGTATCGATGACCCTCTTCGTTTCTTCCAACTCCAACTCAACGCCGAAGTTCTTGAGTTGCGCTTGGAACTTTTGAGCGCCCATACCATATCCTGCACCAAGGATTGTGGTCTTCCCAACGAACCTCTCATCCTTCGTGATACTCGCCACGCTCTTGCCATAAATAGCAGATGCCATGATCTTGTAAACGTCCTCGCCACGGTCGAATGCCTCCACCAAGTCTTCCTGTCCAGCCAGCCAAGCCAGCGTGCGTGCCTCAATCTGCGATGAATCTGAGTCCAAAAACACATACCCAGATGGGGGAATGATCGCAAACTTCAGGGGCGAATTGCGGGGGAGGTTCTGGAGGTTGAGCTTGTCATCTCCACCCCAGCGTCCGGTGTGTGCGGCGTAATACCGCAGGGGGACAGGGAGTGACCCTCGGCCAGCAATTCCAATAAAACGTTCTGTTCGTGTTTCTTCAATCGTAGACTTCGTACCCAACCGTGCGGCGACCAATGCTTGTATTTGAGGGTTCTCGTGTTCGAGAAGTTCTTTGAACGCTTCATCTGTCTTAGAGAAGGCATAGGTTTGTTTCCCCGTCGTTGGGCTAATTTTCATCGGCGGCTCAACCCCCATCGACCTGAGCACATCAGCAAACTGAGGGTTGCTCATCAGGGTGTCTTTGTCGAACGCCCCCAACAATGACTCTTTGCGCTGGCGCACTGCGTTCAAATGCTTGTTCAATATCTGCGTATCCAACTGCAACACTGGGTCGGTGAACATACGCACCGTCAAATCAATCAGGCGCAACTCCTCGGGCGGGAAGTCAGCGCTCATTGCGTTGAAGAGCTTCCATGTCAGGGCCACATCGTTCTTGCAGTATTCGCCATATCGGGCAAGGTCATTGGGGGCAAAGTCGGCTCGGCGTTTACCAAGTGCGTTAACAACTTCTGTGCCTTTTTCCCCAAGGTCGTAGTAATGCGTCAAGGCCGCAAGGCTTCCTCCTACCTCCGTACCATGCAG